ATTCGATTGTCCACCAAGCAGGTTCCAGAGCACACCAGAATGCCGTGCCTGATGGTGATGCGCGTGCACGGTAGGGCACGGGTCCCGCGTTCAACGAGACCTCGTTCGGGCCCCGGAGCGTTTGCCATGTAGGTGGCGGTCACCGGAAAACCCGTGGAGGTCGCGACCGTTTGCCGAACCCGAGCCGTCTGTAGGTATATCTTCGAGCTGGGCAGCCAGTACTGGTGCGTACGCAGATTGATGGCAAAGTCGCGTCGAGGACCCTGCCGATTGGGTAGGGAGCTGCATGGAGGTGCGCACGATGATGAAGGTCAATGTCCCAGGAATTTGCAGATTTCTTGGAGCCCCAACCCTGGTGATAAGCGTTTGGTGTACAGTTGTCCCGGATGCTTCGGCGGCAGTGCGCTACCGGGCAAATGGCACGATTTGTCAGCCTGAAGTCATCTGGTTCGAGGACGACTACACATACCGGAGCGACGGATTAGAGGGGCTGACAATCGAAGATTCGACATCGGGCAATAGCAGCATCGGTGCCGTCGCATGCCCGCTCCCGACAGGGACTGACCTCATCGAACTCGCGGATGACAATAATCGAATCTTGGATCGAGTCAGCGCGCGCTTCAAACTAAGTGGAAGCAGTGAGAGCATGTTTGCAGAATTGAACGCCAATGACTACGACTCCGACGACTTCTGCACCTGCGATCACGATGATCGAAGTGGCTCGGCTGGGTACTTCAGCATGACTCTTGATTATGAAGGAGACGGGGATTCGACCGGATGCGATACAGGATGCCACGGCGGACCGGTCGAGGCAGCTTGGGGACTCACCATGGAAGTCTTCTTGGACGACACGTCCGGAGGGTCGATAAACTCATTGGTCGTGAAATTGATCAGCGTTTACGATACGGATATTTGAGATGGAGGGCTCGTTGTGAAGAAGCTCAAAGAAAGTGTCTTTTGCTGTATTGTGGCCTTAGCGGGCGGTTGTACCAATGCGCAAGGAGAGAACATCCGGCCCGCTGCTGAGCCGGCACCCGTAGGACAGCAAGCCAACGCGCTCGACAGTAACAGCGCTGTTTCTGGCAGGTCCCGGTCGCCCGACGCCGAGAGCCTGTCCGACGAGGAGCGCCTCGATCGAAGAAAAGAACGCTGGGGCCGGGCTTTGGAAACCCTACACAGCGAGCCGGTCGATGATGGTTGGGCGTCGCCAACTGCGTCGGCGATTGAAAAGACGCTTGGTGCACGGCTAACGCCTGAAGAACGGGCCTTTTTCCAAAACGTTGAATGCCACACTACCAACTGCGCGGTTCAGGTAACAGCACCCTCAGGACAGATTCATTCCCTGAGCCTGACGCTTCGCTCTCGTGTCGCAGCGGACCTGCGAGCGCAAGGGTATGCGACAACCTTGTCCTTGGTGACTGACCCAGACTCAAACGGAGAGCAGACATCTGGGTACTACTTTTTCGCTTTCGTTCGCAAGTGACGATCTGACGCCAACAGACGCAGCAAAAGCCCCGGCGCCTCCCAAGGGGAAGAGCCGGGGCTTGAACGTTACTGAGCGTCTGACGGCTAGGGTATGGTCGGCGAGGCGCGCATCGGCGGTGGGTTGCCTTCGAGCATCATTCGGCCTGAGCTCAACCGATGAGTAACGTACTGACCAGTGGGGCCGTCGATCCGTTTCGCGAGTTTGACCCAGCTCCACGCGAGCTCGAAGTTGACTCCGTGCTTGAGCGCCGCATGTCGAATCGATGTGATGGTCACGGCGTCCATCACGACTTGAGTGCGTGCTGCAACGCTCCACTTGACCTTGCTGTGGTTGTTCTTCACTCGCAGTGCTTGCACGAGATCGGCTTCGTACGTTCGAGGTTGCGGCGGCATTGATCGCAGCCACTGGACGCGCTTGTGCGCTCGACGTAGTCGAGACGCCACAGCGGCCTGAGTGATTGAGGGGACGAGCGCCTTGCCGATTGCGGCTTGAGTTATCCCAATTCCAACCATGCGAATGATGTGTTCTTCCGTCGCCGGCAACTGGTGCAGCAACGCATTGAGACGCTCCAGCGCGTAGTCGTCGAGATCGTCCCAAGTGATCGTCGCCGTGAACGACGGACCAACTTCAGCCTTGTCGTGCAGCGAAACGGCGCGAGCCAGCACGTCGTAGCCGCGTGCGGTTCGACGTCTCATCTGTGCTTCAGTCTGCGTTCGAGCTTCGAGATGCGGGCTTCGAGTTTCTGGTTCTGCTCGGAGCACTCACGGATTTCCGTCGTGCTCAGGGCCTGCGTTTGCCATTGCTGGACCAACGGAATGGCCGAAGCGATGATCGCCATCACGGCAGCGGGGGTCCATCGCGATTGGTGAACGGCGGCCCACTTCGATGTTCTCGGCACCGCGGGAGCTTTGGCACCGTCTCGCAGATCAGCGAGCTCGGCTTGGACCGCACGGATTTCTCCGCTGACAGAGGGCGGCTTGTTGTCGAGTGACATCGGCGTCAGCTCCCCGATCCGTTCGTGGGCTTGGTCGCAGCGACGTCAGGAACAACGTGCAGGCGTGCACGAGCACCGAGCATCTCGGCGATCTCGCGAACGTAGCCGAGACACAGCCCGACTTCTTGCCTCAGCTCTTGGTTTTCTCTGCGCACTTCACGCCTGAGCTCCTTGATCGCGTCGTATAGCTCTTCGACGGTCGTAGGCGTCGGAGCTGGTGCAGGGATCGTCTCACCCTCATCACTTGGAGGCGGAGGCACTGTGCGAGGGTTGACGGTGTCGGGGGCTTCGTCTTCTTGGTCGGTCATACTATTCGGCTTGCCGAAACCAGCGATCAGCGACGAGGATCACGAGTAGCGCCAAGATCCATGGCAGCGCTTGTAGCGGATCCACAGCATTTGCTTCCGGTGAAAACCGCAGCGCGTGATCGGTGAAAACCGCAGGCGATGATCAGGCGCGGAACGTGATCGGTGAAAAGCGCACGTTCGGATCAACGTGCCTGATCCAAGGTGCGCTTTTCACCGCGCATCGGAGGATCTAACGGTGCTCACTCCTTCGGATAGGCCGCGGTGCAAGCTTCTTTGCCAGCAGTTGCGGCGAGCACTTGCTGCACGTCAGCGCTCGTCTTGCAGACTTCTTTGGCCTTGTAGAGCGCCGGATTCGAGCTGTGCTCGATGTACGAGCACGCATACGTCCGAGCATCGGTTGCCCGTTGTGCTTGGGTGAGCTCGGCAGGGGTGCAGCCAAGCATCGTAAGCGCAAAGAGTGCGCGCTTCATGTTGTCTCCTCGACCTTCGTGGAGCTGGGCGAGCCTTCAGACGAGGCCGCAGTAGAGTTGGGGGCTCAAACGTGATCGCTCACGTGAGTACCCCGAGGTGAACTGTTACCAGCTAGCGAGACACGCCCCGCCGGCTGCGCCGATAGCGCCCGTTAATCCGCCGCCGTTTGCGATGGTCGAGCCTGCAGTACCGTTGGAGCCGAGTACTTCAACGAGTCTTCCAGTTGAGCGCTCGAAAAGACGAATGAAGCCGCCTTGGCCACCGCTTCCACCGCCTGCTCCTTCTGAGCCTGTTGTCGCAGTGGTCCCGCCGGCTTTGCCGGCACCACCAGAGGCGTCGGCGAAGTTCGCTTTGGTGCCATTGATGATGCCTGCAGAGATGTCGACTACCCCGCCACCACCACCGCCTCCGCCACCACCACCGAGACCGGTGGTGCCTTGAGCATTGGCTCCAACTCCACCATCACCACCACGAGCCTGAACCGCGCTCGCAGCGGTTGAACTCGCTAGTGTTAGTGAGTGAACAATGATGCGGCAGTACGCACCGCCGGATCCTCTACGACCACGACTGCTCGTCGTGCCGTCAACACCATCGGCACCACCCATGCCGGCTGCGTAAGGGCCAGGACGGCCCATGCTCCGCATGTTGTACGTCGCGGCGCTTGGTGCATTCGTTGAGCCGGAGCCTGATGCACTTCCTGCACCTCCGCCGGCCCCACCAGCACCGCCGCAGATGACGTCTGCAGTTGCGGTCGTGTCGAGCGCACCCCAAGGGAGGCAGCAACCAATTCCGACTGCCGTGGTCGTTGCTGGTGCGTTTGTTGATGGCGTAAGAAGAACGGAGCCATCGCCACCGTTGCTGGTGCTTCCAGCTCCGCCGCCACTCGACGTAGAGGTGCCAGTGCCTGTTGCAAGGTTGCCGCCGCCGCCACCACCACCACCTGAGCCGGTGCCAGATCCACTTCCACCGCCGCCACCACCACCGTAGCCAGCACCACCGCCACCACCACCACCAGGTCCGGAACCATTGTTTGTTAACCCGCCGGCACCACCGGTACTCTTGCCAATACCGCCTGCACCGCCGGCTTGTGTGACGCCCGCCGTACTGTTGCCGCCGGCCCCTCCAATGGCGGCGCCGCCCGCTGTACCGGCATTGCTCGATCCGCCAGTTGAGCCCGCACCGCCAGCACCGCCGGATCCGGCTGAACCACCTACGCCGCCTGAGCCACCGCTAGTGCCTCCTGCCGCGTTTGATCCAGTGTTTGTTGAGCTGCCGCCAGCACCTGCAGCGTTACCACCGCTGCCTTGGCCACCGGCGCCACCGCCACCACCGGCAATGGCTAGTGGCGTTGCCCCACGATAGATCGCTGAGGACCCACCACCGCCGCCGGGCAAAGTGTTGCCACCCGAAACGCCACCGCCAGCAACCCAGACAAGAAGGGTCTCGCCTGGCGTGACCGTCAGTGTTCCCTGGGCCCGGCCACCTTGGCCGCCGCTGGTCCCGGCCGCGCCGTCACCGCCACCGCCACCGCCCTTGACGTCGTACGTTAACGACGTGACGCCAGGAGGGACGACGTAGTTGTAGCTACTCGCCGATGGTACCGAGAACGTTGCAGCAGCTTCGATGCCGTCAGCGCCGTTGCTTCCGTTCGCTTTGATCCCGCCAGCAGGGCAGTTCGTAAGATCAAGCGAGTAAGCTCGGAGCTCCCAGCCCGTTGTGACGATCGACCCAGTCGCTCCGACGCCGAAGCTGATGTAGCGGCACGACGTGTTGGCCGTCAGCGTGACGGTCTGGTTCGTGATGACGAGATCGGTGACGGAGTCGGTGACAGCGGTTTGGTTCGCTGCCAATGACTGGTTGAGAATCCAGTTAACTTCTTGGGCGCTGATCTTCTCGCCGGGCTTGAAACCCTGGTTGACGTCAGCAGGTTGGATCTTGGTCGGGGTGCCGTTGAGGCCAGACAAAAGCCCGACGAGCCCTGAATACAGGGACGAAGTTGCAAACCCCATGTGTTACCCAGGAGGGACTAGAGAGATCGGGTCGAAGGGGACCCGAAGAGATTCAAAGCGTACCGATGAACCAGAGCGGTCCACCCGCTGTGGGCCGCACTACGGTGTTCGACGCATCGCCAAAGGTGCCGACGCTTGGATCAGGAAGTACGGTGTCCGACGCATCACCGAAGCGAAGAGCTAGGTCCGCTCCAGGATTGATCGCGACATCGAGAGCGACACCACCTGCACGCGTCTCACGCAAGATCTTGAGGATCGCGCCGATGTCGATCGCGTTGACGAGACTGCCTTGCTCGATCTCGACGTAGGCAGTTGCTGGATCCGTGTCTTCGACGGTGGTCTTGCCCGTCGTGATGATCGATCCAACACTTGTGAAGTTGCTCGCAGCTCCACGGCTGCGATTGATGACGATCCGCACGCGGATCAGGACGCGGTAGGTCTCTTGGTCATATCCAAGGTCAGGTTCGCCAACTAGACGCCCAAGTGCTTGGAGCCGTGCGCCTGTTGCGGTCTCGATAGACCGGAGCGTGAGGACATCCCAGACGGCGTCTTCGAGCTCTTGGACTTCTTCAACAAGAGCTCGAAGGCAGGACGCGATCCTCGGCTTGCCCCAATAGACCGGAGGCAAATTGAGGATCGCCCGACGCACGTGGTCGGTGATTGGAACGAGGGCCATGGCTCAAATCGCCCAGTGGCTGTTGAGGGACCAATTGGTCCCGTCGAACGTGAACGTGGCCAGACGTGCAACGCCGCTTGGGAACGTGTATTTCGTCCCCGCTCCCGGTCCGCCGTTGATGATCGCCAACGTGAACGCCTCCGTTCCGAGTCGATCGATGACGATGACTTCGCCCGAAGTCGCACCGGTAGCGGACAGCGTTACCTGTCGATTCGCGGTCAGCGTTGCGGCAGGAACTGTCCGTCGATTGCCTTGGCTCACCTGGATGGTCGCGTTGGCATCGGTCAAATCCGTACCGAGTTTGGGTGGACGGTTCGCCACCAGTCGCTGATCGACATAGGTGAGATTCATCGATCCAGCCGTGCCGGCAGCGACAGCAAGCTTGCCCGCGTCTCCCACGCTCGGGGCATTGATTCCCTGCGTGTAAGCTTCGATGAGTGCAGCGTCGAGACTCATGGATTAGGCCACCGTCACGTCGATGTTGGAGTTATCGAGCAGGTAGATCTGCGTCGCAGTGGGGACGAGATTCGCGCTCGTGTTCGCGGGCGGATCGATCGTGTCCAGCTTGAACGTTGGGACGTCGGTCACGCCGGCAACAGAGAGGGCGGCTGCTTTCGCCGAGATGAACACCAGCGTTGCTCCAACCGTTGTTGGGACCTTGGCTTGGATCGCGGACTTGACTGCTGAGACCGACGCGCCGCCAGGAGCCGTCACTGTGACCTCGCAATAGAGCTGGACCACCGCGGCGCGATCGAACGTGACTGAGACCGTGGCTCCGTTCGCGTCAGTCGCGTTCCCGCTCAGTGAGCCGTACGCGGTGATTCCTGCGGCCTTGCTGTCGAAGATCGCTTGAGCAATCTCGTCATTGCTGGCTTGGGCAGGCGAGCCATCCCAAACGACGACTCGACACGAATGAGGCGGCAAGCCGCCAACAGTGAAGTCGGTGTTGTTCTCGTAGCACCTGACTTGAATGACGCCTTCGACTGCGGCGACGTCCGCACGAATGCCGGAAGTCGATGCCGAGCCTTGGATCGCTAGAGACTCTTCGCGTCGGATTCTGAAGTCGTCAGCGGACTCAGCGTCTTTGCCTGAGCGCGCGTCTTCGAGGTTGGTGATCGAGTTCCAACCACTGACTCGTTGAGCGATGACCGTCAGCGACCCTGAAGGAGCGGCATAGAGACTGCCCGCACCTTCGCTGACGAAGGTGATGTCGGCGTAGTCACCAGCCGTCGTGGAGATGATCGCGTCGCGGTTGACCCAACGATTCGCTGGGTTGCCTTCGGCGTGGGCGACGAGGGTGCCAGGAGCAAATGTCTTGCCAGCATCGAGGTTGACTGTGCAATTCGGGCATTCGCCCTTCTGTGCGGCGAGCTGCTCGACACCTGTCAGTGACCCGAGGGCGAAGAGATTGAAGTCCTCCGCGTTGAGTGGGTCAAACGCATTGTACGCAACCTCAAGACCTTGCCAGGCAAGGTCGAGTTCCTCGGCCGTTGCATGGATGATCGCTCCGAATGGATCACGATCATCGAGCGTGAGCTGTGCACCAACGAGAGCGCGAGTCCTCGCCTTGATCGAGTCGAGGATCGCGGCATAGGTTTTGCGCGCGAAACCCGTAGAGGTAGCGCCGTAAGTGGGCATGATGATGCGCACGGGCCTCGAAGGGGGAGGCGGTGACGTGGTGTTAACGAGCTAACAAGTGATCAACTGATCACTTGGAACGGGAACGTGTCCTGAAGCGTCTCAGCTGCGTTGGTGATCGCCGCGTAGGTCACGTTCGCGAGCCCGCTTGAATCGACGGTTACAGAGAGCGAAGAGACTCGAACGATCTCGTCGAAGCTCAGCAGGTACCGGCGGATCATCGCGAGTAGCACGTTGCGGGTGAGCTTCTCGACGTTGGTGATGGGAACGCCAATCGTTGTGTCCCAACGCCAGTACCCAAGCGGCGTCTGCAGTCCGATTCGGATGCGCTGCGCAAGTCGGGCAAGTCCGCTCGTTGCGACGAAGCCGGTCTCGTCGTCGGTGAGTCGCAGATCACCTTGGACAGCAAAGCACGGCATCAGAGGTCAGCTTTGACGTGGAGCGAGCCAGTTGGGACTGGCGTCGGCGGAGGCGTCAGCGGGGGCGAGGTTGCGACGCCCGGAGATGTTGAAGTGTGCGTATGAGCCGCTTTCCAGATCGCGTCTGCGGCTTGGTACGCGTCGACCTTGCTCGCCAACGCGAGAAACTCAGCCGCAGTTGGTGCTCCAAGAGCGACGCTTGCTGGCGTGATTGCAATCGCTGAAGCACCCGCTGTGAGACTGATCGCTGCTGGCGCCAACTGTATGATCGTGGTGCCCACCATCAGTCGAATGCCGGTCGAATCGACAACGATATCGGTGAGCCCTGTTTCGCTGCCGAGCGAGAGCGCTCCAGGCATCGCGATGTTGGTCAGCTGTTTGGGGTCGGAGCTCGCACCGGGAGTGCAAGTCGCGTACAGCCCGCACCGTCTAACGTGGTTTGCCGCGGAGACTTCACCCGTAACTTGAAACCGACTCGGATCTGACTTGCTGAAGTGTAACTCGACTTCGTCGCCGGCACTGAGCGGATAGACCAAGCGGTACCCGCCACCTCTCGGGAACAGGACGGGGACGTCCTCGATTGGCTCGTGTTGTTCCGCGCCGTCGTAGACAGCGGGTTGAACAACGGCGGTTCGATTAGCCTCGTTGTATGAGACGACGATTCCAGGAAGCGTCGTATTGATCTTGGCGAGCCCGGATTCGACAGCGGCTTTGAGTAGCCGCTCTTCCGACGGCTGGTCGACTTTGGAGCGAGCCATAGTTAGGGCTGAGCCGCGAATCGGTAACGCTCAGAAAGAACCGCGCCGAACCCGCCAGGAGGGACGCCACGCCACTCGGTTTTCCAGTCGCTTGGGGAATGCGTGTCCCCGCTGTGCTTGGTCTGAACGCAGATGAACTGTCCGTTCACACGCCGCGACCCAACTGTGAATCCAACGCCTGGTCTCAGCTCGGGCAAGAGTAAGCACGTGCCGATGACGTGGCCCTTCTCGTTGATCCGCGGCTGCGGCTCGATGAGGCCGGTATCCTTGGTGATCAGCGGACCGAGCGAAACGAAGGTGCCGGCGATCTGGCCCTTGAAGGCGTTGTCTTCAATCGACCAGATGACGCCGATCGACCTGCAGAAATAGGCCAATTCATCGAGCGCCTCACCGTAGACGCTGAGCGACTTCTCAAGCTTATCGGTACCGGAACTGAGCTTGAGTTCGCTGACGAATGGGACACCAAGGAGGCCGCTGTTGCCGGGCTTGAGGCCCGCCGCTTTGACGAGGCCGAGAAGGACGTCTTTGAGAGCGGTGCCCTCTTTGAACGTCAGCCTCGCCTTGGCCTTCTTGGTCTCTTCTTTGGCTACGTCGTCGCAGACGCTTGCCCTGAAGATCCAATCGGCGCCTTCACGCACCGACTCGGATCGTCGAAGGAATCCAACGAAGAGGTTGCTGGTCGAGTCTTGGTAGCCAGCGTCAATGCTGCACGGCAGCTCGGGCTGTTGCTCCAGCTTGTCTCGTGTCGACTCGGAGAGACCCCAGATCGCGATCTCGGCCTTGGGTGGAACCTCGCCAAGTTCACGATCGACGACGAATGCGACGCGGAGATTCTCCTGATTGGGCTGAACCTCGACGCGGACGTCGCCGACCTGTACGGTGCAGGACCGACCCCACTGAGTAACCTCAGGCATCGAAGCCTTCGCCTGGTTCGAGGTAAACGATGTTCACCCGCGTCCCGAGGTCGTTTTGACCAGGGTGCAGGTACGAACCGTCGGCGCTGTACGCCCACAACGAGCCAAGTGGGCGTTTCGGGTGCCGGCAACGTCGCAAGAGGTCGAAGCCGATGAACACCTTCGCGCCTGTCAGAACCGGTGTTGGGTTCTCCTGTTCGCCATCACCGAGGGCCGCGATGTTCAACGCCCAAGTGTCGGTTCGTGAGTTCCAGGCCCAGGTGAGCTCGAAGTCGACACCGGATAGAAGTGTCCGCTGCGTCAGGTAGGGGACACCTGACGGCGGGACCGCCAAGAGCAGCACTGGTTAGATTCCCTTGGCCGCGAGAGCTGGATTCGCAGCAACCGCCGACTTCGCCGAACCAGTAAGCTTCGTGCCCGGCTTGTTGCCGGCGTTAACCGGCAGCGACATAGTCAATTCAGCCGGGATCTGCAGAGCATTTGCTTGGGCTGTCTTGACGAACGAAACCTTCTTCAAATTCAGCGAGAAGACGCCGAGCTGCTTGCCCGCACTGCGACTGTAGTCGAACGACTCGATCACGAGCCCCGCCCATGATCTGCCGAGCCAATCCAGCGTGAACTGAGCTGCTTGTTCGTATGCCTTGGTCAAGTCGTCGTAGAGCGCGTTGATCCGGTCGGCACTTGGATCGACTGCGGTGAGGACACTTGCCTTGATTGGAGGTGGGCCGCTGAAAGCCTCACCGAGACCAAGTGCACCGCCGATCGCGTTGACCGCGGACTTGGCCAAGCCGACAGCGCCGGTGCTCAGGAAGAGCAACCCCGTCGCTTGAAACTTCGTGGGCTCGATCTTGAGATCGATGCTTTCGAGCTTCATGACGTCGGCCGCTGCGTGGGGATTCGTCTTGATGACGATCGGGGTGTTCGTCTGGTTGACTTCGAGCTTGATGCTTTGCGGTTTGCGAATCAGGTGATCGGCAATGCTCGTCCCGTCTTCGAGAGCGAAGTCAGTGATCGTTCCGCCACGGGAATCCGTGATCGTCGGGATGCAATCGATCTCCAGGTAGATCCTGCCGCCGTCGCCTTCCCACGACAGAACGGGAGCACGAGATGTGTCTTCGCCGACTGCGTTGGACGTGCTTGGGGCGGCCGCCTCGGTCAACCCGATGAGCACGCCCAGTCCCATATGTCGCTACGCTCCGGCGAACTCGCTCATAATCGAGGACGTGTCGCGACTCTGCAGTTGGTCGACGTAGGAAGCGACTTGGCGTCCTGTCTCAGCAGGGCTCTGCGCACCCGAGACGTTGATCGTCAGCTGTCGATTGTCGGTGAGCGTCGCGTTCTTGTTCGTCGTTGTGCTGGTAGTGGCAACACGAGGGATGGTCGCAGTGCCACGCGCCAGGTTCTCTTGGACCGCTTGCACGTTCACTTCACCGCCGTCACCAAGACCGAACTGAGCAGCGAGATTGGCGACACCGTCGAACGCGGACTTGAACGTCCCGACAATGCCATCGACCAGCCCCGTGAAGAACTTGACGATGCTTTCGCCCCATCCAAACAGAGCATCAGACCAACCATCGAGTGCGACACCGAATGCATCGCTCGCTTTGCCGAACGCCTCGGGACCACCCGTCACAGCCGCCCACAAGAACTTGAACGCGTTGATGACGACGTCGAGCGTTGCGGTGAGCGATGCGATTGCACCGCTCAGCACCGGAAGCACGGCGAGGATCGTCGCCGTGATGATCCGAGCCAACAGAGCGATGACCGCACCTGCTCCGTTGATCAACTGCACCAGTACCGGCACGAGCTGCTGTACCAGCGGGACCAACGCTTGAGCCACGCCAACCAGGGCGGGCACCAACGCGATGACCGCAGGGATCAATGCACTGACGATCGTCGGGATCAGCGGCACCAGCGCCAGGAGGATGTCAGTCAGCGCCGGCAGCAACTGCTGCAACGCAGGAGCTAGAGCCTCTGCGAGTTGGGCAACCAGACTTCCAAGGACTGGAGCAAGTTGCTGAACGATCGGAGTGATCGCTTTGAGCAGTGTGCCGAATAGCGGTAGAACCGTTTCGATGACAGGCTTGAGCCCTGTTGCCAATGCCTCGACGATGGGAGTGATCGCTGCGACCAGAGTCGGCAGCAGTGGCAGCAGCGTGTTCGAGATCGTCTCGATGAGCGGCAAGAAGGCGGTAAGGACCGTTGGTCCGATCGCCCTGAACTGCTGCTTGATGGAGTCGATCGTGTCGCCGACCGAGTCCATCTTGGACACGGTCTCGTCGGACATGACGGCCAAGTTCTGGAACTTGGCGACCTGCTCGTTGACCGCTTGCGAGCCGCCTTCGAAGGCAGGAAGCAACGCGAGGTGCGCCTTGCCGAGAGCCTTGTTGGCAACTTCGGCACGCTTGGCGGGATCAGCGATATCGCCAAGAGCTCCACCGACTTCTCGGAAGACTGTCCCAAGAGGACGTGCAGAACCGTCGGCGTTCTTCGTTGCAACGCCGAGCTGCTCGAAGAGTTTGGCCGCTTCCTTGTTACCGCCGTTTGCTTTCGCCAGCTCAAGGTTGAGCGACTTCAGTCCTGCACGTAGATCGGACTGAGAGGCACCGGATTGCTCAACGATGCCGGTCCAGATCTGGATCGTGGCAGCGTTGGCGCCCGTCGCAGCACGGAGATCGTTGATCGCTCCCGCTGATTCGAGTGCTTGAGACGCGTATCGCTTGAGGGCTGCAGCCCCAGCAATTGCAGCGCCAACGACGGCACCTCCAACAGCTCCGGCAAGAAGGCTTGATCCGCCAGACGGCTTTGCTGAGCCTTCTTCAGGCGCAGAGCTTCGGCGGCTTACCGATTCACGCAGCTTGGAAGCAGCACTTCTTGCCGCCGCTGTTACTCGACTGACCCAACCTTGGACGCTGGCACTCGCCGCGGCAGTGGCCGACGAGATCGAGTCTTTGAGAGCGAGCCCTGTGCGTTGGGCAATCGATCCGATTGCCGAACCCCAAAGGCCCATCACGCCGCGGGTTCGACCCGCTGCGGTGATAAGCGGATCAAGGATGGGTGCGACTCGTGAGCGAACCGTCGCAGCCGCGTTGGCAATTGGCTGCAACGCAGCCGTGGCCCTCGCGGATGCGGCTTGTGCGCGTGCTTGTACCTGAGCGAACCCAGCTGCTAGCGAGTTAACAAGTGTACTTGCTACACGTTGAGCAGGAGCAGCGACGTTAGCTTGGAGCGCGCTTCGGATCCGAGCGAGGGATCCCAGGACCGAACTCGATGCGGCCGAGACACCTGCGTCTAGTGCAGCAACCGCCGAGGAAGCAGCACTTCGAATCGGTGCTGTGACGTTGGCTTCGATGGCCGCCCGAATTGAAACGAGTCGAGCATTGACGGCACCAGCAACCTCTTGAGCACGTGCGGCAAGTGGAGCAAGCGCCGGTGCAAGCGCACGGGCCATCTCGGCCCCTGCCGTGCCTGCAATCGATCCAAGCTCACGAAGAGCCGCACCAGAAACACGAGCCGCGTCACGCGTTCCTGAACTCAATGCAGCAAGGCCCGAGTCGAGCTGAGCGACACGGGCCTTGGTTTGGTCGAGCGTTACGTTGAGCCGCGTTGCGGCAGCAACATCCGCTTTAACCTTGAGCTCTATTAGAAGCTCGCGGAGGGACATACGTTAGGTTTCAGTTCGCTTGCGTGCACGCTCTTGAGCGGCCTCAAGCGCGTCCAAGACAACGTGGGCTTCGAAGAGCTCCACGAGGGTCCATCGATCGCGAATATCGACGTACGAGTCTGAGAGGTGCGAAGTCGTGGCGACTCGCCAGATCGCCCAGTCGATGAATTCAGGCAGACGGAGCGGCTCGCCTTCGCCTGTCAGGGGGCTTGGCCAACGCCGGCTAAAAAATCCCCGAACTCCGCCAGGATGCAACGGGCCAACCACTCCAACATGCGTGCGTGTTTGCGCTGGAAAGTTTGATCTAGCATCGGTTCCAGCTGAAGCCACTTGTCTCCGTATTGCGGAAGCTGGACTTTGCAGCGTCTGCTGAACGCATCCATGAGGACGGGCACCTCGGTTGTCGCCATTGCGACATCGCCCAAGTGATCCGAGAGCGTTTTCAGCATGTCGAGCGCCGGTGCCTTGGTCTCGGCGTTTGCGTCTCCACTCTCAGTGGCATCAGCGTTCACCACGGGTTCAAGCCCACGGATAATGTTGAGCACGGGTCCCATCGCCCGCGAGACGTTGGGCAACAAGGCGCGAGCTTCTTTGACCGAGAGGGCCTCCAACTGGAATTGGAGTCCGCCAGCCTCGAATATATTCGTGGTCATCGGTTACTCCGAGTTCAGGTGATCGAGTTGCCGCCCAAGAGCATCTTGCTCGGGTCAGACATGACGGTGATTTCCCAAGTCTCGTCTTCGACGTTCGTGCCGAACTTCCGCTTCGGCGCCTTGCTGATCCAGCAAGAGGAACCCGCAAGAACCGTTGAACCTGACGCATCAACCAGTGAGAACGGACCTACGCCCGATCCGCCAGTTGCGATCACGTCGGCGGCATGCAGGGCAGCAAGCTCACTCGTGTGAGTGCTGCTCGCCTTCAAAGTCAATGAGACCTTGTATTCGCGGTCCAAGGTTGGAGCTCTGGTCGAGCTTCCATCGGCGGACTTGGAAACTTGGTACTGCTCCGGCGACTCGATCTCGATGGAGATCAAGTTGTCGGTGATGGGCAGACCCATCGCGATCAGGGTTATCGCCCTGATGTCGTAAAGGGCATCACGTGCCATGGTTGGCGGGCTCCTTGAGGAGAGGGATCTGTTCGGGGGCCCGCCGCATCGGAGGGCAGGCCACGCCTAGGTGGTCAGAGGTGAACGGCGTTCAGAACGACACGGTGCCGGTGATCGCCATCTTGGCGATGCCGACTTGCTTCTCAGCGCTGTATGAGAAGCGCAAAAGCTGAGCTGCCTTATCGGCAGGATCGTCAGCACCGTCTTTGGGGATGTTCACCCTGAAGGTGTTGGGGACGAAGATTCCTTGCGTCTCGGAGAGGGCACCACGCCGCTCGGCGGTAGCGCGAGCCTGCCCCTTGCCGACGGCCGTGTACGGCATTTTCTCCGTATTGACGAGTGTGGTGAACTCATCCGCAGCGAGGTTCGCTTCGAAGTAGTCGATGTCGCGGGTGGTGTCGTAGAGCCGAGCGGACCCGGTCTTGACGTTAAACGTGACGTTGATGCCCGCGATGCTCAGGAACAGCGACGCACGCTTCGTGACCGCATTGGCCTGTTCGGTTGCCGTGAGGTTGTCCGCCTCGCCAACGAGGGCCTTGTTGTTCCAGTCGCTGCGACCAGGATCCATTGCGAGTTGGCGACCCAACATCGCAGCGGCCATCTGAGACGACTGCTTCCGGCTCGCGAATACTCCGCACCGGTTGTAGCCAGCGTTCTTGAAGTCCGATGCCAGGTCCGTCGTTGCGGCAGTGAAGATGTCGCTGTCGCTTGACAGTGCGACGTAGAGCTTGGCATTGGCTTCACACCACGCAGCTGCTGCGTTGCACTCAGCCTCCGAGTAGCCGTCAGTGAGCACGCCGTAGAAATCGGGGTCCGCGAGCTGACCTGCAGCAAGATCCGTCGCGATGCCTGCATCAGGACTTGTGTCTTTGACGGTCAGCTCTGCGCCGTTAGTATCGATCTGAAATCGATCACCAACGGTGGTGGGTGTCACCGTGATCGTGCCCGAGAGCGCCGTTGCTCCAACGCCGGGTAAGGCGTCGATCAGTGCGGCAATTGCGGTGCCGATCGTCGACTGAGTTGCTGCCGCAAGAACCGTGTACGCAAGGTCGGTCTTCGTCCCGCCGTACGAGACGGAGAGGCGATAGACGTAGTCCTTCGTCGTGATCGTCGGCAGAAGCGTGACCGCTTGAGCGTTCGCAGTGGCTCGCCGGTAGATTTTGATCTTCGGTGGCTTGATCGACTGCCGAGCGACCGCGGAAGCCTTGGCATACGCGTCGGTTCCAGTCGTGAAACCGTCGGATACCATCGCAGCGAGACCGTTTGGATCAGTGTTGTACGTTCGGACCGCGGGTCCCAACGTGTGGGCAGTGAAGATGCCGATGCTGCCAAAGCTTGCGCGTGAGGCAGATCGATCCTGAATCACCGTGCTGACGGTGATGACGTCGGAGATTGACGACATTAACGACTCCGCTTGGAGGGGGTGGTCTTCTCAGCCGCGGCCACATCCGGTTCCGCGGGGGGCACTTCGGCGTTCACCGGAGGCAGTGCCTCTACGGTGTTGGGTTGCTCAGGCAGCGCGAACTGCACGGCAAAGCGATCGCCGTCTTTGCAACACCGCACGTGACCCGAGTCGGGCACTTGCTGTCGCAGATGCTCGGCGAGGATGTTGGCTTCGACGAGCGCCTCGACGCCGCAGCCGATGCTGACGACAGACTGCGAGCAGTAAATCGTTGCGCTCTTGGGGCTACGCCCCATCAAGCGCGCGTGAACCTTGAGCTCGGCGTAGGACTTGTCCTCTTTGAGGACTTCAACGCGGAGCCTGGTGCCGGCGTCGTTACCAAACATGGTGATGACACGCGGAACCGTTTGAGCCGCAGCGAGTGCTTGCTTCAGATTCAAAATAGACCTCTGCCTTCGTCCCCGAGTGCGAACTCGGAGGAGGGGTGGAGAGAGGCGCTCACCGCCCGGGAGGGGAGGGACGGGCAGTGAACGCGAAGGTTGTGTTAGGGAGCGCTGACCTCGAACCCGTCGGTTGGGTCGCCGCTCACGATGCCCGTCGCAGCGATCTTGCGGATGCGGCCGACAGGCAAAGGATCATCGAGCTCTCCGATGAGAGCTCTGAACTGGACTTCGTAGCTACACATCGGGAGGGTGACGCCACCGCGATCACTTGATCGGTTGATCACATCCCCGTACTTGCCGGTGGTGCACACCGTCTCGCCGAGGATCATGCGAACCTCTTGGGTGGACCACGCCATCTTCATCGTTCGGGCGAGGCGAAGGAAATGCTTCGGTGGCGTTGAGCCCCCGCGTGCATACGCAGCGTCGACCGACGAGATTCGAACGTCCACATTGAGCAATGCCCGTTGCACGAGTTTCACCTCGTACCGATCATCAACGAGCGTCAAGCGTTCGAGAGGGCGAGGGTCCTCATCGACTTCGGAGACGAGGAGCAGGGTGACGTGCGTATCCCCAAGCAGCGTCGACTCTTCATCCCAAGCTACTAGCTCGGGGTGAATATCGGGCCACGCGTATCGAGCCGCCGCTCGTGCCGCTTCGAGGATTGTCGTGTAAGCGGACATCAGTCTCGAATGCGGACTTTCACGAGGGCTTTGATCGCGCCGATCAGTTGACCGGTGTCGAGCAGAGCTACGGCCTCTTCACCGCGCTGGTCCTTGATGGCTTGGGACAAGCCAGGCTCGATGCCGGAGTAGATCCGCTCCTTGATCTCGCCTTCGACTTGAACGGCGACTCGAAGAGCAGCGCTCTCCAAGTCTTTGCCGTTGATCACCGCATCAACAACAGCGTCTTCAAGTAGCTTGGTGATCCGTGCTTCGTTCGCGTCGAAGTACGCTCTCAGAAAGCTTCGTTGGGGAACGGCGAGGCCGAACTCGTGGAACGTGCCGATATCAGCGTTGGTCAGCCCACCGTGGGGCTTCGAGCCATCCTCAGCGTGAATACCCGCAGTGAGATCGAGCTCGATGTCGAGCGGGGGCAACCTGCCCCTGTCGACTACGGGCATTGAACGCTGAGCACGATGCCCGTCCCAACGCAGCCCCGTGAGAGCTGCGCTAGAATCTTGTCGTACGGAGTGTCTGTCAGCGTGCGTGTCTTGCTCGCAGGTGCACCGCCGTAGCCAGTGCTCAGCAACACTGCAGTCTGGTACGTCACGACGTCCTTGAACAGCTTGCCGCAGGAGGCCTCGTCCCACATGCGATGAGCGGCATCGATTGCGGGCTGCACCGTCGTCTCAGGCTGAGCCTTGAACGGGGCAAACCTGCCGTCGCTGATGAACTCAGCGTAGGTGAGGACGATCGAGGCCATGAGCGCTCAAGAAGATGGAGGGCTGTCGGACTCGGGCTTCGAAGGCTTGGTGCCAGGCTTGGCCTTGGTCTTCGGCTCGGACGCGACTTGGTCGGTCGTCTTCGAGTTGCCGGTTCTCAACAGCTCGACAAGCAACTTGGCCTCGTCGTCGCCGTCGAGGACACCGCAGCCGATGCACGCGCCGACTCCGGGATACGTCGTGAGCAGCAGTTCGCACCGTTGCCTATCGATCGACTCACCCGGCTTCAGCGTGGTGCCGTGCACTTCGATCGTGGCTTCTGCGTGGATGTTCGAGATCCGCATGGCGCTTAGATCCCGTCCATGTACGCCGCTGCCTTGGGCAGCAAATACTGCGTACCCGAGCTCATGCCCCAGCAAGGGACGACGATGTCGAACCCCTGCCGTTGAGGTGGCTCCTCGATGTACATCGCGTGCGCTCCGTAACGAACGCAGTTGGGATCGCGCTTGTAGAGCACTGCACGAGGACCGTTGCCCGCAGCGTTACCTGTCTCCAACTGGATGCAGGTGTCGATGTTCTTGATGTGCGAGCTGTTCTTCAAAATGAAGGACCGCACCGTCTCGCTACCTGAGCCCGACACGATTGGCGTGTCCAAGATCAACCCGTACGACGTCGGCACCAGCAACGTATCCGGAGCGTGGTTTTCCTTGGTCGCAGAGACGACGGACCACGACGCCTTGTTGATGTCCTGAATGATCTGAGTCGGCGTCGCGGTGCTCCAGGTGCCAGTGATCGGGCTGATCAAGGGCACGTAGGAGTTGGCGTTGATCAGACCGTACCAGGACTTGTCAGTGTCGCCGGTGAGCGCCTTCGCGTCGTGGAAGCGAGCGATTGCGTTGACGGCTGCTTCTTTGCGAGACGTCTCCAAGTTGATGCGTGGGCTCTTGGCCACCTGCATCAGCTCGCGAACCGTCACTGACCATTCGACAACGATGGTGTCGGTCTGGCGTGAGAACTCTTTGCCCACGACGTCGACGCGGGGAAGGGTGCGGCTTTGATTCGAGCCCCACGCGGCCTGACCGACCTCGGTCACCATCGTGTAAGTCTGCGAGTTGACCTCTGGGCCACCGAGCTCTTCGAAGGGCACGAAGGTTTGACCCTTCATGATCGCAAACTCGGTCTTGCGAACCTTTGATTCGAGATACTCGAACTCGCGAGCGAACGTCGCAGTGAGGTCGTTCGAGTCCGTGGTGAGACCCACGCTCTTGAGATCACTTGGGCTCACGTACTGTGCGACCTGGCGTGCGAGCCACACGTTGTGGGGGCTCGGCTGCAGGGAAAACTTATCGGTTTGGGCAAACATTGAGTTGTCCTTCGAAGGGGAAAAACTGTGGGCGCGGAGCGAACAGGGGCTCACGCAGCTGAGTGGTTGACTTCGAGGCGGCTGATGCCGGCAGCGCCTAGGGCAAGCCGGAAGTACAGGCCGGGGATAGAGAACGCGTCTGAAGTGTCAGCGTCTTTGCGGAGGGCTCCCAGCTCTTCACCGACGCCGGCAACGCAACGAACGAAGCAAGCGCCGTTCATCGCGACGTCGGTCTCGGTGGCGACCCAGACCTCGCCCTCAATGAGGACGTCAACGGTTTGTCCCGTCGAGTAAACGCCGTCTGAGTCGGCGTACATATTGCGAAGGGCGATGCCTCCGCGTGTTGCAGCAGTGGGTTGTGCCGCTGGATGCGCGCACTTGCCGTTCGTGTCGAACACGACGTACTGGCCCGGGCGAACAGTGCCCGCGGCGATCTTGCTGCGAACGACCTTGAGGCCGTCAGTCGCAGGCATGCCGGGCACACCCAGTGCCGGCAGAGTGGTGTATGCGGTTTGCATGGGTATTCCTTCGGGGGAGGGGGAGCTGCGGATGGAGCTCCGCCATCCGACGCAGCCAGCTAGGGCTGTCGGTGAGAGCTCCCTCCTTGTTGTTGTGATGGGTTTACGAGGCTACGGCTTGCTTGCCGAGCGGTCTGCTCCAAGCCTCGTACGCACCATCGCCGATACGTTCGGGACGCTGGTCTCGGCTATCGGTCGTTGAGTTCAATCGGAACTGAGCAAGCTCATCTGTTCGCTTGGCACGCTCAGCGTGAACGTTGAGCGCCATGCGATACGCGGCTGCCAAAGAGGCATCGCTTGTCTGATCGTCGACGACGAACTTGCTGTCCGCGGAACGGATCACGTCTGTGCGGATCTCGCGATTGGTCTTGTCGTCAGGCTTGTAGCTATCGCCGAGGACAGCGACCGACTCCTTGTGGAGCTGTACGGTCTCACGCACCACGGCTTCCATGTCAATCGAGTCGGCAGACGTTTGAGGAGCAGGACCCTGTGCGGCTTTCGCCGCGTCGGCCGCTGCTTGGGCCTGTTGCGCTTGATACGCGGCTACCACTTGCTTCAGCAACGGAAGCAGCTGAAGCACTTCGGCGATCGCAGCGGCATCAGGGGCAGCCGCTTGCTCTGGCGCCGTAGGCGCAGGAGCATCGGCAGGCGGTTGATCCGAGGCAGGCTGAGCCTTGGTCTCTTCTTCGGGAGGCATGCTGGATTCCTTTGAACCGAGGGAAATCTGGTTGTCGTTGTTGTCCAAGGAGAACGCGGTTCCTTGGCGGCTCCATCGGCGAGGGCCGAGAGCGACGTGATTGAAGACGTAGTTAGTCTGCGTGCGGTCGAAAGGCTTGCCCGTTGGAGCTGTGCCACTCTCGTCATCGAACTGGTGTTCGTACCCGCAGCTGACCTCGCAGAGCTCGCCGCTCTGAACGCGAGCTACGGTGGAGCCATCATTGATGACGAGGTCGCCAATGAGCGCTTGGCGGGCATCGTCCCAAACGACATTCTCAACATGACCAACGTTGAGCGATTGGTAGTTCTCCGCATCAACGCCCTCGGGCGGATGCGAGACCGTGATCGTCGCACCGGTGAGTGAGGCGATCGCTTCCGGCTTTTGGAGTTCTTTCGCGGGCCGAAACTCGCGTACGACTTCGCTGCCTCGCAGGTATTCAAAGACATCAGCTACAGAGAGCTCGACGCCTTTGACTCGAATTCCGCCTTGTGGCGTTGGCTCCCAATTGGACGAGTCGAAGCTCGCCGTTGCGAACCGTGCTCCACGTCGTGGAAGCTGACTCTCGCGAATGACCGGCAACGCTGGATTCGCTGCAGCGACTTGAGTGAGCACTGTATCCACCGAGCGTCAGAGCGTGATGTGCTTGTCGCTTTGCTCTTCGACTGGCGTTTCGAGGACGAGGATCGCGTCGAGTGCGAGCCCAGCCCGAACCGCCATTGGCACTTCGCAGCCCTCAACAACGAGTGGTTGACCGCCGTAGGCCTTGCAGAGGGTGATCACCGCTTGCGGGATCTCGTCCCACGGAAGCGGGAGCACTGCATCGCAGTGAATGACGGGGCGATCCGTGACCGCGTTGTCAGCGAGGTAGCTCTTGCCCGTTCCAGGTGCGCCGGTAACTCCCAGGCGCTTGTAGGTTGCTAACAGGTTAGCAAGTTGAGTTGGTCGGACCTGGACCAACGCATCCGGCTGTCCAGGAAGCAGGGCCATTGATCAGTCGTCAGGGATGATCGGGATCGCCTGGCATCGACACACATCGGCTGAACCAGGATTGCCGCGGTCTTTCGGACCGCCTCCGCCGCCAATTGGCGGATCGGCGTAACGCTGCCTCGTGCCGTTCAGATCTCGATGCCACTTGCGCGTGTGACGATCAGGAGAGGCACGCCACGTGTACTCAGTGATGCCCGCCTTCGTGTGGCGAATCTCGGTTAGCGCGCTGTTTGCCCGGATGACTGATCCGACAGCAGCACGTCTTGCTTCACGAGCAGTGCCCTTGAATTTGCCCCGGAGCTCGCCAGCTATCTCTTCGCCACGAAGCCCTTGAGTCAGCGCACGCTGAACGATCGGGCTAACGCTCTTGGCGACGTCGAGCGGGATCTTCGACATCGTCGCCACGCATAAGCGAACGAGTTGATCTCGCTGCTTCGGAGTGACTTTGAGGTCGATCTGGACGCTCAGCTGTTCTTGGCTCTGTCTGAAGTTGAACGAGTCGAGCGCCTTGATGTGTGCGTGGGCCCAACTTTCGAGCTCAGCTTGATTGGTTACTGCCGAGAGATCAGTCCGTAGGCGTTTGATTGCGTCTGCCGGTGCACCGTTCGCCTTGAGCAATTTGGCGATGGTCTTCTCGGCCTTGGCCTTCGCCGCGGCGAAGATCTCGTCAGCCTTCTTGGCAGCTCGAACTTCGGCGGCTTTCGGTGGGCTTTGAGGCTTCGCCTCTTTGCCCCGCCGCTTCGATGCCATCTGAGTTAGGCTGCTTCCGACTCGTCAACTTGCGGGGCAGGCGCGCCAATGCGTCGCCAGGCAACTGGCCACACATGGTTGCCGCTCTTGTCGAGCTGCACCGTTCTCACGCGTTCGATGCCACACATGGGGCATCGGTTGGCTTTGCCGTGTGGGCAACGCTCAGCTTGGAGCTCGGTCATTTGTTGAGCGAACGCATCAACTGCTGCTGGGCCGCCATCGACTGGTGCCTCTGCAGCATCGAGTTCCGGAGTTCCGATTGCGTCGTCTTCGGTCTCTGGCTCGACGGTGTTCGCCGGAGCGAGACCTGGATCAGGAACCTCAGTTCCGACGTGATGGGTGAGACTGATCGATGCGATGTCGATCTCAGAGAGCTGTGGACGCTGACGAGTACTCGAACCGAACTCTGCCTTGGCTACGTGCTCCGGAAGCAAGACGCCCATGTCGACGTACTGCCGGTAAGTCGCAGCGCGTTGGGCTTCGATGTCCGCTTCCTCTTTGCCAGTTGGCACCCACAGAGGGGGCCAGTTGATTGACCACGACTTGGGTTCAACTCCACCTGTAGGCCCGTTCGCTGCGTTGAATCCTACGCGATAGATCTGCGTGATCGCTGGCAGCAGTTGCTCACGCTCGGTTTCCGCTTGGGCTTGCCATAGAGCTCTGTCGGATTCACCTGTTGCGTTGAGGCCGGCGGGCGACTGGCCCAACAGAACTGTGACCGGCATTCGCGCGGCTGCGGCGATCCGGAGTGCGAACTTGTCGAGTAACTCCGATAGGCCCGTGCTCAACGAAAGTGTGCTGCGAACGAAGTCTTCACCGTCCGCATCGAGGGCGATCGCGTTGACGGCGGACCGGTACAGGTCCATGACGGCCAACCGAGCTTGGGCCAGGTCGAGGTTGCCCGACTTGATCTGCTCGTTGAGGCCTTTGATCTTGTAAACGTTTTGATTCGCATCGCCGAGAATGGCCAATGCGCTGGCAAAGCTGCCGTGGAACTGACTGATCGGCTTCAGCGCTCTGATCAGGACCGAGCCGCCCCAACCTTGGTACTGGATACTTTTGACCCTTGTCGTTCGTACCCCATAGAAGGGGATGACTCGGCTCTCGTGCACCAAGGGTAGACCGCGTGATGCAGACTGCAGCGGGCTAATCCGATAGTGACTGACCTTGCCGAAGTTAGGCTGGAGCGGGTCTTGGTACCATCGAGCGGGTGTGACCTCGTCCTTGCCGTACACTTCGATGAAGTGGAGCTTGCCGCCGTAGGTTAGTGGCTGCCCGAGTTGCCCATCATCGGAGCCAAGCAACAAGATGCTTCCGCCATAGAGACGTGCCCATTTTTCAGCGAGAGCGATCTTGGCGCGGATGTCGTGAGCGTCCTGCCAATCGGCAATGCGTTCCCGAAGGTCAGGGTCCTCAGTGGGGACTTCGAGGTCGTACCCAAGCCTGAGCGCCTCATCGACCACGGCGTCGACGATTCTCGCGGCGATGTCGTCAGACTCGTAGAGGTTGGCGAGGCGTAGTGTGTCCCACTGCCATTCGTCGCCACCAACATGGATGAAGCTCGCAAGCTTGTCGTTCGGACCGCCGACACCAGTGACGGGATTGAGCCAACCATCGTTGGTTCTGGTGGGTTGAACAGCGGGCGCACTCGTTGCGGCCAGCGTCCGTTGGAGACGGTGCTTGCTGCGCTTGGACAACGAACAGATCCGATCAAGTGATCAAGCGGCGCCGCGTTGCTCACGCTCTTGCCAGACCCTGAGCGCGTCCCACATCGAGCCGGAGCTCTCGTGCAACTGCCAGCAGGCATTCACAAGCGCGCTCACGAGATCGCCGTGGCCGCCTTTGTTACGAGGCGACCAGATTCGGAGCTTGCCCCCTTCAGCTGGCTTGCTGACGACTTCGCCGAGCTGAGTGATCAGCTTGGTGTGGCCCGCGGGGATTCGAAGTTTGCCTTCACGAATTAACTGCCGAACGAACGTGTACGCCTCGGACTTGCCCGCGAGACCCGTTGGGGCAGGGAGCAACTCGATGCCAGAGAGGTACTCTTTCGAGGCTTCGAATTCGTACTGGTCTGCGGTGGCTCGGTAACAACGTTGCCGCCTCATCTCTTGGAGGTACTCGGCGCAGACCTGGCTCAACTTGAGCGGGTTACCCCTAGAAGGCTGGCGCTCGATCACACGAGCAACTGTGTAGACCCTGTCTTGCAGATGAACCGCTACGAGTGCGCTGGAGTCAGTGACGAGACCCGTATCGATGCCGACGCCGACCGAAGCGTTGCTTGGTGGGGCGAGGTCATCGCCTAGACCAGTACCGAGCTGGACGGCCTCTTTGATTTCACCGCTGCCAAAGAACGCCGAAGTGTTCTTCGCTAACGGGATGCAATCGAACTCGCGTGCAGCCGATTCGGGATCAGTGGCTCGCGCGATTGCGATGTCGGCTTTGATCTGCGGGTCTTGGCGGAGGAGTTCAGTGGGCGTGATGCACGCCAGTGCTGTCTCGTGCTTGCCGGTGAGTTCACTGCCTGGAACGCCGAGGTTCTTGGTAACCAACGTCCAGAGCAGGCCTTCTTCGGCCCACGCCGTTGAGACGATGCCGAGCGTGCCACCCGCCATCACACGGGGAGCGACTGCTCGGTAAACCTCCGTGTCGTTGACGACGCCGCTGTCCTTGCTGCGAAAGAAGCACGCTTCGTCTAAGAGGGCAGCGATGTACGACTTGCCTCTGATGGCAGCGCCACCCCTTGAAGCGGCGAAGACTTGAATCGTTACCTGGCCACCATCGGGGCGACGAATGGATACGGAGCCCGCAGCGTCGTTGGTCCGCAGGTGATCGAGACCAGCTGCTACCAGGGCACCGCGGACGTAGTTGATGCTCTGCGTTCCGAGCTGCATTCGCTCGGCGACGATTGGGCAGTAGGCGACTTCGCCAGCAGCCAACCGAGAGAGATCAGCCGTCAGTGCTCTGTAGAGCAAGAACAACGACCAGAGCCAAGTGCCGCCTACGCGGCTTCCCTTGAGCATCGCCACCGTGTGCCGGGACGTTTGAGCGATTCGATCGCAAGGACCGAACATCACTCTGGCGATGTCGCGCTGCTCTTGGCCTTCGAGGTCGAGGGGGTCGACGCGGTCAAAGAGGACTTTGACGAGAACCCACTGAGCACCCGTCAGTTCGAGCCTGAGCCAATCGCGAAAGAAGACTTCGCAGCTCGAAGGCGGCGTCCACGCCTGCTTGGCTTGCTGCGCTGGAGCAACGCGAGCCGCTCTGGCATCCGCTGCCATTCGCTTCAGTCGCCTGACCTTCGAGATCAGGGACAACGAAGAGGCCATCGATCAGTGAGGCAGCGCAGGTTGGCCGTTGGCGATCTGGTTGACCACCGTGATGTTCGTCGTACTCGTTTCGTCCGTCTCGACAGGCCGATCCGCTTGGAGATGGGAGCGAACGAGTTCAAGATCACCGACGATCTTGATGGCGCCTGCTACCTCGCGGATCTGCGTCTTGTCCGCTTGCTGCACGAGCGAATCGAGCTTTTCAACCATCGACCGGAGCGTGGCCATTGCCACAGGTGCCCAGTCCTTGGATGACTTGTCGAGCTCGGCTTTCTTTGCGGCGACACGATCCGCCAAAGTCCGATCGGTACGAGTCTGAGCTCGGTAGCGTTCGAGCGTTCGAATCGCGATTCCGCACTCATTTGCGGCTCGATCATTCGATCGGTAAAAGTCGGATAGAGCGACCGCCTCGGCAGCACGCTCGTAGTCGAACTGGCGAGGCATTGGCGTTCGAGGACAACGATTGGCAGGCCGGTGATTACCGCAGCCCGCGATCGTTCAGTCCCCCTGATACTGCAGCTGCGGCGCAGTGACTGATTCTGACTGATTCTGACCGCACCCAATCGTCCGCTGAGACATCGCGGGGAGCAAGTATGCTACGCTGTCAATGATGGACGAGGGCACACGCAGCGCTGCGGAGATCCGTGAGGACATCAAAAGATTGCAGGGAGACCGAGACCGCTACCCCAAAGGCAGCGTCGACTATGAGCGTTTGGATCGAACCATCAAGATCCTCACAGGGTACACTGAGGTGGGACTTCTCTGACCTCTGCCTGCGAGGTCAGAGTCCTCGTGTTTACCCGTCGCGCCTCATCCACTCATTGATCAGTCCTTGATCGCTGAGAGACGCCACGTCTCGCACAGTTGTGTACACGTGCCCGCTCGGAGCGCGTTGGGCGATGCCGTGTCGTATCAGCCATCGCTTTGCGCGTTGGCTTGCGTATTTGCCAGCGAAGCCAAGCATCTCCGCTACCTCTTGCAGCGAGATAACGCGGGCCATCGAAATCCGTGGAGGGCTCACGCGGCGAGATCCTCACAGGCGCTGACCCAAGCATCGGTGGCGGATTCGACGAGCGAGCGAGCTGCACGCTCCAAGACCTTGGAAGACTCGGCGGTCTCGGGATGCGTCTGGAATTCACGGAGCCGATCGATTGCAGTGAACGATGTCGTCGCGCCTTCGAGGGTAGCCCGCAGTCGATCTGCCGCATCGACCGTTTGCTCCCGATCACCGTGAGCGACGATCAAGTCGACGTGGTCGGGGAGGGCGAGGACGCAGAGCACGACGGCCGTCGTTCGGTTGCCGTGAAGGCCTTCGCAGTGGTCCCCCAAGTGGCCGTGGAACGTTTCAAGCACCAAACGGTGCTCACTTGGAACCGCAGCCATCACCCGTCCCGCGCGTGCGAGCTCGATGATCGAATCGTAATTCGGTTCACGCCCTGAGCTGAGTTCCTTGCTGCTCCCAGTCGGTCTTGCCGTTATCTCGCCACCCTTACCCCCACGCCACAGTCGACCCGCACCCGAACAACGAACGCACCACGCGAGTTTGCCTTTGCACACGGGGCAGGGTGTGTAACCCGAGACGATCACGCTGCGTGTGCCGTGGCAGCGTGGGCAGTCCTCGCTGGAAGGTGGCGGGTTGAGCTTTTCGTACGCCGTCTTTGAGTCGGGGAAGCGTTCGGCGAACTCTTTGGCCAAGAGCAACCACGCCGTGAGTTCCTTGTGCCGCTTGAGTCCCGTTCCCTTGCACCTTCGACACACGCCCCTCCGTTCGCTGTAGGTCTCCAAGCGATCCAAGATTATTCCCATGCTCGAACAGTCGCCAAGGTCCACGCTGCCATGGAAGTACACCTGGAGCAGGGCCAAGGGGCGCGTTGCTCGGCGAACGAGATCTGGGGAGGGGTTCGTGCTCATACGCGTTGTGGCTCCTGGTTAGTCGCTCCGAGTTCGGCGTCGAGGAACTGCAGCTCCCGGATGATCGGGGCGAGGTCGTGCTCATCGGCGGGTAAACTCAACAGATCAAGTTGACGCTGGAAGGCCCGCTCCTGCTCATGCGTCAGGGCCCCTTTGCAGGCGTCCCGTAGCAGTCGGCGTCGAAGTCTGCGAGTGAAGCTCACGTGGTTCTATCCTTGAGAGGAATCGGTAGTTGCCCAAACCAAGCCGCGCAGAACGCTGCCTTTTCGAGCTGGTGCCAGCTCAAGGTTCAGGGCTTGATACACGTCGGCGCCAACAAGTAGTTGAGAGCCTGCGAGAGTCTCGCCTGGCACCAGCTCAGTCACTTCGAGCCGCGGGAGCACGCCGAGTACATTCACTGTGCCGTCCCCCTCCGGCCGCGCAACGTAGAAATCCGTCTCACCCGGCAGATGTAGTTCGGCCCGCGTCATCACGACGTCGACGACATCGTAGGCGATACCTTGAAGGTGCAATGTCCCGGCAGTGCTCACCATGGCAGTCCTCCACCGCAGCTAGAGCATCGCTGTGCCATCAGCCTGTCGAGGTTGGCGATCACTCGGGCTGCTCCGGCGCGTTGCTCCGCCGATATCGTGGCACCGGCCGGTAGCGGCGTGCTCGTACTTGCCGGTACTATCGAGTCACTTGCTGCCGGTACGTGCGTGCCGGCAATTGCCGGTAGACGAATGCCGGTACCTGCCGGGACTCCGCTGCCGGCACCTGCCGGTACTGCCCAGAGATTAATCTCTCGATGCGTGTCCCGGCGCGATACGAAGCCAAGTGCGGCAAGCGTTTTCCCCACCATCTTGGTGGGCGGCTTGCCCGAAATCTCTGTGAGTGCCCCGACGAGCGATTGACTTGCCAGCACGTCTGCCACCGCGACGTACTGATCGCCAAACTCGCGACGCCAGACTTCGATTAGCTGGTTAGCGATCACGTCGCTGCTCCTCGGCGAGCGCCTGCCAACTGTTTGATCGTACGGATCGCCGAGATGAATGCCAGCGTAGGCACTTGCGAAGTGACCCAGCTGTCCGCCATCTCTCGTGCTTGGGGCCCCGCAAAACAGAACAGTAGACGACCCGGTTTGCCGCTGACAACGTCGGGCCCTACGCGCTCAAGGGGTAGGCCGCGAGCCATCAGGTACGCCGCCAAGTACAGGTCGGTCGTCGCGAATACGTCGACCGTCGGCAAGGCAGACACGTTCCGTTTGGTCATGGCCTCGCCTCCAAAGTGACGCTCAAGTCCTGGGGCGCCAGCACGCTGAACTGAAAGTAGCGATCGTCGGGTTTGAAGAGCACGCCCTTCTGAATAGTCTTGCCGGCCTTCTTGCCTCGAACGAACTTGTGCTCGGAGGCGAACACCTGCAGCTCTGCGGGCGTGAGGTCATCGAATTCGATGTGTCCCGCGTGGAGATCCCAAAACCGCGCCGCTGAACGCGCGATGACGTAGGCGTCTGCCTCGTTGTGGTTCCACTTGGTGACACCAGTGTCCTGTCGCGCGAGATCGACCATATCACCCTTGTCTATGCGGCCCTGCCTCACGTTCGGGTCCATCTTGGCCAACAACTTGACCCGAAGAGGATCGAAGTAGACGACGTCGCGGCGAGCCACCATGAGCGCTTCGTTCACGTAAAGAAAGAGACCAAACAAGCCCTCACTCCAACCTTCGCCGAAGGGTGGGGACTCAACGCCGACAGCTTTGATCGTTGGGTAGTGCGCGAGCAGTTCGGTGACGAGGGATCGGCAGCGAGCAAAGCGTACATAGACCAAGTCTTCGGGCTTGGTCTTTAAGACGCCTTTCGCGACCACTCGCTCTGGCCCGGCAACGTCGCCATTGTGCACGCACCAACCGAAGCCTGTCAGGGAAGGATCGAGTCCGAGCGTGATCATGGAGTCCTCCCGGCGGGGCGAAGGCCGTCTATCAACATGGAGGCGATACCGCTGAGTTCGAGTTGTCCGCCGACATCGAATGTGTGCGCCATGACGATCCCGTTTTCGTCTTCCGCTTCGACGGTGCAAGTCACCCTATACGTTCGATCCGTGTGACCCTGTTGCCATTGCCGCATGATCGCGCCCACGAGTTCCGCAGTGCTCACGCTGCCACCCCACGGCTCTCGGCGATCAGTGCCGCAATCTGTTGCTCCATCGCCGCGGTGCCTCCCAACGGGATTGCCCGGGATACTGTCCTGCGGCCACGCCGCAACGTCACGAGCACGCTGTCCCGCGTGTCTCCATCGGACAAGCCGCAAGCGTAAATGGGTGGAATGGTGTCGTCGCTATCGATGGCTCGCTCAAGTGCGTTGATCAACTCTTCGTACCTCGCCATGTGTCCTCCATTGTCCATTTGAATGTCTCGGGTGACCACGTCACCGCGTGAGAAATGGATGACAGGTTTCGACGCACCGCGCGGTCGAAATCGACATCGCCGCCGAACCCAAATCGCTCTGGTCGTAACTTGCGCCTCAGTCGTAAACCCGATGCATGTAATGCGTGGCGATCTGTTGTTAAGATTGGCGATGCGTGGCTTGGTTGGGGCCGCACGCATGGAGGTAACAGATCGCACTTGTCCACTTGCTCCGTAGCGAGCAAGGTAAGGGGCTCATGAGCACACAAACGAATGGTGTTAACAGTGCGGTGCAAGTCGCGGTACGCATTCCTAAGGAGCAGCGGCGCGCCTTGAGGGTTCTCGCCGCAGAGCGCGAGACGACGGTGCAGGCACTGATCAGCGACGCGGTTCAGCAGTTGCTCGATGGCGCTGTGTCAGTTGGGGCTGCCCAACCCGCCGCATCGAAGCGGACGCGCTCGAAGTCGGAGTCCACCAAGAGCGGGCTTGGGATCAGCGCTAAAGGGGCGAGGACTTTGGTTTCAAACAACGCTGAAGCCCTTGATTCCGTCAACGATCAGGTTCCCGCAACTAAGGCCGCCTTGAGTGCGGAACAGCTCGCGGACCTTTCGGCTGACCCTTGGTCACTCAGCGTGTGACCCGCTTTGGGGCGGGCTAGGCTATTGACCATCGCTTCAGGGTCGAGGACGATCAACCTCGATGGCGAGGGTGAGGCCCAAGTATCAGGTGTTCGTGTCATCAACCTTCCGTGATCTAGAGCCGGAGAGGCTCGCTGTCACGATGGAGGTCCTGCGGATGGGGCACATCCCGGCAGGCATGGAACAGTTTCCTGCATCCGACGAGCGAGGACGGGCTCGAATCCAACGCACAATCGACACTTCGGATTACTACGTCGTGTTGGTAGGGGAACGGTACGGGGACACCGACGAAAGCGGGCAGAGCTGGACTGAGTGGGAATACCACTATGCCAAAGAGAAAGGTCTCCCGGTGCTCGCGTTCGTGCGCACCGGTACCCCCATCGAACTTGTCGATCGCGAGCCCGGCCGGCAACAGAAGCTAAGCGACTTCAAGGCGCTGCTCACCAAGGCACACCTGTACAAGTCTTGGTCAAATATTGATGATCTACGAGCGAAGGTCCACCAAGCGGTAACCCAAGAGATTCAGCTGAACGACGATACGGAGACTCCTCGGCCTGGTTGGCACCGAGGCACAACTCAGTCTCTTGACGCTCACAGCCAGAGCGGGGCGCGGCTTGAAGTTCTGGAGAAGCGGATTGCTGAACTTGAACAAAAACTCGCCAGCGCCTCCCAGCAGCGAGGTGTCTTCGTTCGCCTCGATCCCATCGGACGCGCGTATGAGGCGCTGTTTCCGGGAGTCTGGCGTAAGACGTGGCATTCTCCGCCTTCGGGTACATTCGAGGGCTGGGAAGAGGCGTACGTGACGAGCAATGTCTACAACGTTACCCGCACGAGCATCGGCATGCCCATCAAGTGGCGCTTGTCACACCTGGTCGAAGACGGTGACGTGACTAGGTTTCAACAGGCAGACCCCCACGGGCGGCCACTGTTCGAGACACGGCACATCGCCATCAGCAAGAACTCACCGGACCATTACGTGGGAGTAGAGACCCACACGGACCAGGCAGGCGTTAGCCACGAGACTCACGTGGTGTATCGGCGCATTGGCGAAACAGCGGGAACCAAGCTCACGGTCGAGTCAGCGACTGGCGTCACCGACGAGTACGGATCATGACCCTGCTCCAAGACATTCAGGCCGCGGCACTCGACTCAAACGTCGACCTCGCCGACACGCTCCGGAAGTGCAAGGTGCTTGCGTTCAAGCTCAAGCACAAAGAGTTCGCTGATTGGGTGAACCATGAACTTAGCGGGTATCCGGACGCCAAGTCGACCCCCAAGTACCGGCAGTTTCATCTTGATTCCCTTGGTCACTTTTCGGGGCCCCTCGGACAGCAGATGCAGAACGCGCCGATTCCTTCCGCGTTGCTTCCGGACGATCTTCGACACTTCGCAACCGACGTCGCGGTCGTTAACCCGGTGCGGAATATCCGTGAGATGATCAGGCAAAGCCCAGATGGTGGTGTACAGTTGCCGTGGCCTAGCGACCTTGTTGCGTGGGTCCAGCGACGCGTCGAGATCTACGAGGGTATGGCCCTACAGCAGGCGTTTCGGATGTTTACGACCTCGCACCTGGAAGGCATCCTCGATACCGTGAGAACACGCGCCCTGGACTTTGTGCTCGCCATTGAAGCAGAAAATCCTGCAGCCGGCGACGTCGGCCCACGGTCAGAGCCGGCGGTTCCGGCGGCAACCGTAACTACCATCTACAACACGACGATCAACCAAGGCCAAGCCATCATCGGCAACAGCGGTACGGCTACAATCGATCAAGGCGATGTGTCGTTCGGCTCCGCGATTCCGTTCGAGCGTCGTGCCGAACTCGAAGAGTTGTTGAGCAGGCTTCGTGATGCCCTCGCAACGGTGCAAGGCGACGATCAAGCCGAAGCAGCTGATGCGCTTGCGAAGATCGAAGCGCAGCTCGCGAACCCGGAGCCCAAGTCCACGCTCATCGCGAGTTACCTCAGCATCATCGCGTCCATCATGACCGCGGCCGCGCCGACCGTGGAGCTAGTTAGGCAACTACTGCACACGATGGGGTTGTTGTGATCGTTTCAGCTCATCCAGGAATCCAGCTGCGCGATGACCTCGCTCGCAACGGACTGGCGTTCCTGCACCGTGCCGCCGAAGAGCTTGAGGAGCGGCCACACGAGGCGCTTGTTCACTTGGCTATCGGAATCGAACTGGTGCTCAAGGCCCGCCTCGCCCATGAGCACTGGACCCTCGTTGATGAGAAGCCTGGCGACAACTCGCTTGGTGACATTCTGCAAGGGACGCCACGTACGGTGGGGTTCGACAAGCTCGCTACGCGCATCCGCAACGCCTGCGGTCACGGTTGGTCGAAGGCGGACATCGCCACAATCAAAGCCATCGGTGAGCACCGCAACAAGGTCGTTCACTTCTACCATCCGGCGCTCAACGGGCCAGACGACGAACTGCGATCGCAAGTTGCCCAAGCGCAGTTTCGAGGATGGGCGATGGTCCGTTCGCTGATCGTCAGGCACTGGTCCGATGCGTTCCCAAAGTCGCAAAGCGAGGTAGCTAAACTTCATGCGAAATTCCTGCAGAATAGGGGCTATCTCGAAGTATTGCTGGAACAGGTGAGTCACAAGCTGACTGCTGCGCAAGCGCGTGGGGACACGGTCAAGGAGTGCTTCAACTGCGAGATGGAATCTGCGGTCGAGCACTGCGAGACTGCTCTGGTGGTCCACGTGGAATGCTTGGTCTGCGACGTCTCAATGCGCTTCGTCAGACTGCGCTGCCCGCTATGCTCAGGGGCTGTCCACAAGGCGGTCTGGAGCGACTCGACTTGTGAATGCGGCAGGCAGATCACCGCGGACGATCAGGAAGCGCAGCTTGGCCTGTCCGAGCATCCACTTGGGTCCTGCTGGGCGTGCGAGGAAGGACGAGTCCACGTTGGCAGGACTGGCGCACTGTGTGTTGGATGCCTCACGCCCTTCGAACCGAACGCGCGGGCGTGCAGGATCTGCGACGAGCCATGGCTGGGGTCACCGGAAGGTAGATTTGTCTGTCCTAGATGCGAGCGGCAGCTCTGGCCTGACGGTGCCTGACTCAGCTTTGTGCGAACGCCGAGACTCGTTCCGCGTAACGAGCACGACAAGGTGGACCAATGCTTGCGGATCAAAGTAGCGAGAAGCCGCACGCGGCCTGCGATCAAGTTTAACAACCCGACTGGGTCACCGAACTTGATCCGCAAACCGAACGGTCAACGTGAAGGGGCGAGTTGTAGCGCACGCCGCTGGCCCGCTAGTTGCATCTTCTGGTTAACTGGTCAGAACTCCCACGGCAAAAGGGCTGATTTGCGTGCGATCTGGGGGGCTGGCCAACGCTTCACGCGAGAGCTTTGACAGCCGCGCAGCGGAAGGCTAGCGCCTCGATCACACCCCAATCCAAATCAAACCCATGATCCTGATTCGAACCCCTGCTGATCTCGACGGCTTGCTCGACCACTATCGAGGGCATCGAGTTAAGTTCTCGATTCCCAAAACCGGATTCCCAATCTTGTTGCGTATCGTCGGTGCTGACGATGCGCTGCTAGACAATCTCGTTGAGCGGAGTATCGAAGCATGGACCTCCAAAACAAGCGAGTAGCGGTCTACGCGCGGTACAGCTCGGACCGACAGAGCGAGTCGAGCATCGAGGACCAAATCAACGAGTGCCGTGCGTTCGTTAGACGTGCCGGGGGCACCGCCAACGATTCGCGGATCGCCTCGGACTACGCGACCTCGGGGACCGTATTGGCTCGTGCGGGACTCGATCAGGTCAACGGATGGGTAACGGGTGGCAAGATCGACGTGCTCGTGGTCTGGGACACCAAGCGACTTAACCGAGACATCGGGGATTCGGATCGCTTGTGGAAGCTCCTCGCGTTTCACGGCGTCAGGCTGCTCGGGGTGAGCGACGGCCTCGACTCGAATCAGGGTGGCGCTCGGCTTCAGTACTCGATTCAAGCCG